TGCGTTTCTACTACCAAAAAGTCCAACCCGGGGACACCTAAAGTTGTATCCCCTATAGCAGATCAACCCTTCGTTGATAGACAACGAGACTATTCGATTCTTAGTAGTCTCTTTACAGTCTCAACAATAGGTAAGACTGTACTAACCAAGGTTAGCACAGTGAATCTGCTAGAACGGGTTATAATGGTTATAAAGAAGAAGAATAAAGATCCTTCAATACCGTTCAATAAAATCAAGGGACTGTTGTTAAGTCACGGTCTGAATGGTCACCGCGTCCCGAACCAAAGGTGCAAAGAGAGTATATTAAATCGCGAATTCTTAGGAAATCTTAAAGAATTACGCTCGAATTGGTCTGCTTGGCGAACAGCGTTGGAACTCGCATACGGGGAAGTTAATCCCGGAAAGATTTTCGCGCCTAAGAACCGCGCTATCATCCGTCAATATATAAATTGGATAATAGACGCACTGGCTCTCGGTACACGAGTCGCCGCCAAGCGCTTTTCGAACTTAGCTCGCGAGAGGGCACTTCTGACTGATAATCATCGACACAACAAGATGAAATGTTGTGGAATCAGTCGAGACCGTCTTTTCCTTGCTTCTAGCCTTTCGCGTGGTGTGAATGTTAGAGCACCACCTGGCCATGAAGTCTTAGAGGAGAAAGAAGCGGCGATAAGAAGGCTCTCTGCTCCACGCCAGCTCCCACCTCCAGAGGTCTTACAAGATCTTAAAGAATTCATCCGTTCAACCTTCGAAGCCAAAAGAGCGCCGAAACGCTATAAGGGGCTGCCACTTCCAAATGGAAAAGCTTGTCTAGAGCTTCCTTCAAATAAGGGTGGTTCCCAAATTGCGATGACGCTATATGGCCAAGAAGAGGATGTTCCAGCACGAGCTCAAGAGATTATGGCTCGAATGGAACAGTGCAAGGAAGAATTCATTGCCCAGGAGGGATTTTGGGACTACTACACAGTGTCAAACTGTGAAGACTGGGGAACAGCGGCTCTATGGTTCGAATATCTCGAGCTAGAACAAGAACTCGCGAATATGACAGTCATAGACATTCAGCCAAAGGCTCAAGAACCTCATCAAAGCGAGATGAAATTCCGTTTCGCCCTTCCAGTCGAGGATGCATTCAGACGAGCGGTCGCCGATAAGAGCGATATTACTAAAACAGCTCGTGTCTTTACGCTAATCACGCCTGAAGGAAAGATCCGAGTACCAACGATGCATGCTGCCGGTGTTACCTGGCAAGCGAGGGCCATTTCGACCTTCTTGCTTCAATGGCTCGGAAAAATCCATCAGACGCGTACGGCGCTTAAGAACAAACCGTTAAAGTTGACGACTCGCGCCAAGAATGCGTTCTTATTTTCAGCTGATTTGTCTAAGTCTACCGACCCTATCTCAATCGACTTGGCTCGATTCGTTCTAGACGAGCTCATTGAGGTTATCGGGTTCAAGCCGGAATGGTGGGATGACGCAATATCGAATGTCATCCAAGAATTTAAAATCGAAGGGCGGCCCGAAGAAATAACATGCGGGGCACTTATGGGATTGGGTCCTTCTTGGACGATCTTATCAATCCTAAACTCCTTCGCGGCTCATCGCGCTGGCGCTAAGAAAGGCGACCATCAAACTTGTGGCGATGACCTCATCGGCTTATGGACCAAGACTGTCATTAAAGCCTATCAAACGAACATAGAACTTTTAGGCCTCGAGAACAACCTCCAGAAATCGTATGTTAGTAAACGCTATGGCGTATTTTGTGAGCGGTTTATACAAACAAATCGCGCTCGCACCACAGCGGAAGGTCCGGAGATCGTACGTATTGCCGAAGCTACGGGAATGAAATCAACTTCTACTCGTAAGGGCAGGCTCATCGTTGATGATCTTCTAAAAATATGTACAACTAATAGACCATCCGTGAACCATAGGTTGATAAAGAGAGCGTGTCGAAGAACTGCTATCGCTCTCAGCCCTTGTCCATCGACTCCAGGTTTATTATCACAAGGAGGAGGTGGCTCTACTCGGCCCGCCGATCTGAAAACGCTGATCGGTTACATACGCTACGGCCCTATCAGTCAGTTGGTCACCGACTCAGACCCTCGCGTAAGGAATGCGAGAAAAGAGCTTAGAGAAGCTGAGACCACTTCAAAAGGTGTAATTATCGAGGACGTACTCACCGACTTAAAGTCGATTATCCACCGAGACGAACTACGTAAATTCGTACACGGCGGAAACGAGGTCCGGCTCCGAAGTTATAAAGATGTTAGATCTTCGGTTGCTAAGCGTCGTCGAGAAGCGACTAAGATTATCAAGTCGTCTCGCTCCGCCATCGTCGCCGTCCGAGAAGCGATACTTATGCCCGATTCGTATGTTCGATTTAACCTCAAGCTATGGAAAAGGATCTGGAATGCCGTGAGTCGCCGTCAGTATGTTAAGGCGGTTACAATAGCTCAGGCAAGTTGGAAACAGACCGTTAGCGAGGAAACTAAGGCTAATATACTCCTAAAATACGCACCAAATCACCAGCCTCAGCCTGATGTACTGCTGAGACCGATGGATTCTCATCGGAGTTCAACCCAACACCCGTAGGTGCGGG